TGTGGTGCCTAGGGTCAGCACCTTTAATGGGTATAAAATCAATTATTTATATTCATTTTGGTGCAGTTTTGGTGCAGTGTATAAATTGTTTATAAGCGTTTCATGTAACGAATTCCCCATTTCACAATCTCTCCAGCAACGTATCTTTTTTGCTCTGTTTCCGAGCCTAAGTATCTTGCTGATGGAAAATCAGATCTTGTGATAATGTTGTTCGCTGTAAAATTATAGGATTTATTGATATAGATCGCAACATCTCCAATGGTCATTAGATTTTTGCTATTTTCAGTAAAAGCAGCGAACGCCGCCATTTTTGCGGCCTTAACAATTTCTTCTTCTGCTTTTTTTGATAGAGCGATTTGATCCATAAAGCCTCCATGTAAAATAAAAGCCGCACTTTCTTGTGCGGCCTATCACCATTTTCTATTTGTACCAATCTTCTATGCTTTTAAACTCTTTGATCAGTTTTTCTTGCCCGAAGAGTTTTAACCCATCGCATAAAATCTCGCCAGCTATCTTATACACTTCTTCTTTGTTATGACCACTAGTTGCTAACTTCCGAAGTCGCTCAATGTATTCTTTTACATTAATTTCCGGCATATACGTTTTCTCGAAAATATCAGGCTTACACGGATAAAATTCGCCATTTACCCCACAGATAACCCAATCATTTTCGGAAATTTCCATTACACCCTCTAATGTTTTAATTTCCCCTCCGATAACCTCTCCGCCATATTGCGACCAATACGAAACATTTTTACTTCTAAAAATATGCGGAACCCCTTTAGTGTAATTCTCTTTTGTGAATTGCCACGCTTGGATTGTGACCGGTCTTTTTGTGTAGTTCATAATTTATCTCCAATAAAAAAACCGCCCATAAGAGCGGTTATAAATTTTCTATGCTTTACGCATACCATTTTTCTAAGTTTTCAAATTCCTTAACTACATCATCATAACCTAGCGAATTCAATAGATCGCATAGGATTTTATCCGCTTGGCTATGAGCCGCCTCTATATCAGAATTTGATTGCAATGCCTTTAATTGCTCGGCTATACATATCGATGTTTCATCGTTTGGCAGTTTAGGCAAAGGCATCCAATGAGTAACTTCAGGGCTATCTGTTCTGAAATCATGAGAAGTCCATTCATTATTTATCCACATCGTGAAAAATTTAGGATGTTCCTCTTCCGCTAAATCAGAATACCAGCCTTGTTCAATAGTAAGAACGCCGAAATCATGCTTGCAACACAACAATAAATTAGGATTGCTATCCTCAACTTCTATATTCGGCATTACATTAGGCAATCTATCACTACACTTAATCCATCCACTCATACTTTACTCCTTTGGCGGTTGCGGAAGAGGCATCCAGTGCGTAATTTCATTACAAGAATCACATCCCTCGCCACTGTAAAAACTCACCACTTGAATATTTCCAATTTCATTAATGGCTAATACTGGTTCGCTATAACCATCATCGTCTAACTCAGGCATTCGCTCGCTACATTTAATCCAAGCATTTTTTAATTTATCTAACTCATTTTCCGCATTGGATAATGCGTCATATAAAATAGCAATGCCATTCATTGCGTCTTGATAAGCTAAAGATGGTGCAGTCATGTTTACTCCTAATACAAATCTTCTGAAAATAAAATATCAGCGTTAGGCGAGCCTGATAACCGTATAATTTGCCCTTGCTCTTGGGCAATTTTCATCGCATCTTCACGCCCAACAAAACGACCTTTATTCGTTAAAAAACCTTGCTCAAAATCTAATAAAGGGTATTTGTAGTTCTTTTCGAGTTCTGCAATTTGTTTACGCATGAATGGGTCATAGTGTCTTAAACCATATACTTCATGAATAATATAATCACCGTTTTCTGAAGTACCATCTCGTTCATCTACAAACACTTGACAAGCGGAACACACAATTCTTTCAGGAATATCAATATATTCTCTTTTCTGGTTTAAGAGTTTAATAAACTCATTGAATAATGCCTGTCTTTCTTCAGGTGTTTGCTGTTTGATTAAATTAATAATATCCATCACTTACTCCATCATACTTTCCATAAAATCAAGCCATTTTTGAGCATCTTCTCTTGTGCGGAATGCATTGCCTTGATTAACAGTTTTATCATCATACTCTGGGTCAGTATATTCTTTTTCTCTGATATCAAGGATGTCGTAGAAAGATCTTGATGTAATACGATAATAATATTCCCCAAGTTTTGGCTTAAACGGCTTAGGTAAATCTTCAATGCTAATCTTTGGCTCTTCCCACATTCCGATAATATCAAGACCGCCTTGGTTTACTGTGTAGGCGCCGCAATCTTTCCAAGACTCTTTAGCACTCTTGATGGTGCCATCTTTATTAAAAATAATACCTATCAATGGATAAGGTTCAGTGGAGCCACCCGTATATGAAAACTCATCGGGAACACGGTAATAAACGATGGCTTTAAATCCGCCACGTAATTTTACAGGCTCGCCATTCAAGGCTGCTTTTAAGTCAAACTCTTTCATTTTCTTCTTTCTCCTCAATTTTCATGAATAGCATCCAGTGCGTATTGTTTGCTTTTCCCGATTTATGCCCTATTATTGGCGTTTCACCAAAGAGCGAGATAATCTTGCTTACTGGTACTTGTGTTTCATTCCACTTAAAAATAAGAGTGCCATAATCGTCTAACACCCTCATACATTCCTGAAAGCCTTTTAATAACTGATTTTGCCAATCTTTATCTAATCGTCCATATTTCTTTACTAGCCAGGAATTGTCACCGCCTTGTATTAAGTGTGGCGGGTCGAATATAACGCACTTGAAAGATTTATCAGGGTATGACATATCAGTGAAGTCATGGATCACATCAGGCGATACTTCTAAATGTCTAATTTTGTCACGATCCTTAAAACTTAGTTTTTGTTTTCTTATATCTGCAAAAAGCACATTTGGATTATCCTTATCAAAGTAAAACATTCTCCCGCCGCAGCAAGCATCTAAAATTGGTTTCATCTCATCTCCTTAAAACAAAAGGCGCTCACTTGGAACGCCTATTGGATTTGTTAAATATTGATTTACTGCCTAAGATTAACCACTGGTAAAATATCAACTAAAGGCTCGCTTGTATTATCAAGGCTTTCAGCTAATTCCAATCGTCCGCCAAGTGTTGCGTAACCAATAATGTCTTGCCAGTGGTCTGTTTCGTGTGAATTGCCATTCAGAATTCTCACTAACTTTCCGGCTATCATTGTCAAAGCGTAATACTGCACTCCATCAATATTCTTGCGGTTTGTATTAATAAGCTCCATTAGTGAATTGAACGTAACAGAGCCTTGAATAAAATCCCCGTGTGTATTCTTTCGCTCTTCTAAAATTTCTTCTGCTGTTTTCATAGTTAAACCTTTAATCCATTAAATTCAACTGATAGCTCATTCAATAAGCCTGAAAGCACGTTGGCCATTAAAATAAAATCAGCGTAAAAGCGTTTGCCAATTTTTTCTTTTGAAATATCATCATTTTGCTCTGTGATACGGTCATCAAATTTCAATCGTTTTAGTGTTCCATCATCACGCAAAACAAATTTGAGATTGTTTTCCCATTCGAGAGCAAGTTTCGATACAAGCCCTGATTGTGCAAGCTCCACAATATCTTCATCGAGCAATGATTTATTTTTGCAACTGATTACGCCAAGATCGTTTTTCTCACGAATCTCAGCCTCTTCTAACAAGATCAGCCAATTAGGCTCTTTATCTGCAATCCACTCAGTCATAACCTCGTAAGGCGCTTTGTTAAAGCTAACTGGAATAACTGGAAGTGATCCTAGTGATTTACGCAATAGCGCTAGGGCATCTTCAGCGATTTTTGATGATGCTGCATCAACGTAAATCAGTTTTGTTTTTAAATCGATAAAAAGTGCGGTAAATTTAAACTTGGAAAATGCTTGAGAGGTTAGTAATGCAACAACATCATCTCTTAATGATAGGCGCTCAGTTTTCTTTAATTTTCGCTGTTCTTTTTCTTCAAGTGCCGCAATTCTGATATTTAGTTCTCGGTTGATCACATCTACTGGCAAAATCTTTTCTTCACGTTTAGCCATTAGTAAAACTTTGTTATCTGCAAAATAGGCTAAATTACCATCTGTTTCTAACGGCGCAGTCCAACCGAATCGGCTAATCTCAGACGGTTCGCACGGCGTAAATTGGCATTCTTTTAGTTTTGATTCGATTTCACCGAAGTCAATATTCTTTGTTAGGCGATAAATGATCGCATTTTTAAACCACATATTTACTCATCCTTATAAATTTAAAGGCCACTATCTAGCGGCCTTATTTTTGTTAGTGTAATTGATTAACTCACGGATTTTTTCACGCACAAGCTCAAGAGCTTTTTCTAAACTCCGTTCCTGTGCGTGTAACTCCGCTAATTCGTGTTCTGCTTGTT